GCTCTACTGTTTGGCCTGACTGCTTATCCTTGTAGTCATCACTGCAGCCTATTGAGAAGTTGGCAACCATGTTCCCATTAGGTAGCGCCTTCGAATCTACGTCGCCTCCTAGGTTGCCGATGAATTCGCAGCGGTTAAGCGACCTGGCCATTTTGTTTTTCCTCGCGTTTAATTTGGTAGTAGCGGTCACGAGCGCAGTGCCGGCATAGCCGCCTGCCCTTGTAGTGCCTTGTGTTTTCTGGTGTTAGCGGGTGGCCATGACGGCAAGTGGTCCTCATCGCGGACCGTGACTTGTTTATGTGAGTGAGCAGGCCGCGCAGGTTGTTCTCTCGGCGTGTTACCGGCTCGAGGTGTGCTGGATTGATGCAGCCGTGGTTCCGGCATAAGTGGTCAAGGTCAAGGCCTTCAGGGATTGGTCCGTTCAGGTACTCAAACGATGCTCGGTGCGACCCAGTGAGCCGTCCGTCTTTCCATTTCTGGCCGTAACCGTTGTCACGTAAGTAGCCGCCCCAATCCCAGCAGCCAGGGCCATGCCTTGTGAGGTGTATCTGGTTGATGAGGTGGGTGGGTATTTCGGGATAGGTTGAAGAAAGAAGTTCTGCGATGGATCGGAACTGGTCGCTGCCGGCGTCATCTGCTTTTTTCATGTCTACCTCGGAATAGTCTCCAGGGTTTGTTGAACTAGCGTCAGGAACTCCGCACGGCGCGCCCTGAGCCTTTCTATCTCTTCAGTGAACTCGCCTCGGTGCAGCCGGTAGACGATCAGCTGTGACGCCTCGGGGAACTCTGAGCAGTAGCTGGCGAAGTCGACCCAGGCGCGATCTGTGCAATCCAGATGGCCGATCAACTGCCAGCGGTACGCCGGATCGAATGACCCGCGCCGGAGCGTGGCGTAATGAACCGCCGCGGTGACTGACTTGATCTCGAGCACGCCGTCGTCGCCGACAAGTCCGTCCGGCGAATCGCCATGCGTCTCGTGATCGAAGAAGCCACCGTTTCCTACCTCGACGAAAAACTCGTCTTCGTAAAGCATCCGGGCGATTGGCTCCTGCTCGTGGCCGCGCTCGGTGTGATCATTGGAGAAGCTGAACTCAGCCTTCCGGCCGTTCGCTATCTCCAGGGCGATCTGCAGCGCGTACTTCTTCGCCGGGTCGCCGAACGCCTTGCCTTCGTTTGCCATGAAGCACCCGAAGTTGGATGCCGTGGCCTTTCCCGTTCTCAACGCCTGCCATGCATCCGTATTTTGCTCAATGTCATGCCATTGCACCTTGGCACTCCTCGATCAGAATCTTCTGATTCGCCTCGGTCATTGCAGCGCGTGCCAGCACGGAATCAAGGTTGCCGTCCCGCTGGTATGCCTTCTTGGCGTTATCCCATGCCTTGGTTCCCGGCTCGATCTGCCGCTTCTCCGGCGTGTGCGGGCTGATGCGTAGGCCTTCCATGACCTCTTTTCCGAAGCGCACGTTCTGGTCGACATAGATCGTGACGCGCACGTTCTGCCAGTCTTCGATAAATGCCGATCCGGTCAGCTGCTTCAGCGTCTTGCTGTTGGTTGCGTTCAGGATCATTGGCTTCAGTGGCTCGCCCGGCCGGATCTCTCGCTCGACGAAGTAAGCCGTGTTGAACACGTCCTTCGTCTTCTTCGTGCGGTCGGTGTCGAGGCGAACATGCTTGATCGTGAGCACCGTCGGCTCGACCAGATCAGCGCTGCTCAGGTACGGCGAATCGAATGCCTTGCGGTAGTGGGTCTTTGTCTCAGACACAGGGGCTCCTCGGCCGCATCGCGCAGCCTGTCAGTAGGTTGGTTTATCCGAAAAGTTTGTAGATCGCCGCCTCGCCAGCCAGGCCGATCAGCAGCACGCCAGCCAGCACGCCGAACCCGGTAAGGGTCCACCACGCCGCTGCGAAGCTGTGGCCTGTGGGGGTGTCGTCGTAGGGGAGGGATTGGGTGCGGTTCATGGGGTCACCTTGCGGTAGCCGGCGTCGTAGAGGGCGGCGCAATGCTGCTCAGCCTCTCGGTAGTCGCTAAACGACAGATGTCCTTTCATCTCCAAGATGGCGGCTCGGCGCTCTTCCGCAGCGATCTGCTCGGGCGTGCGAAGGGGCCGGAACACCGGGGCGTCTTCTTTCCAGTGGTCTATGGCGATCTCGACGCCTTCGGAATCGATAAGGCTGGACTCGGCCTTCCGCGTGTCGCGGAGCACAATCAGCCACTCCGACAAGTAGGCGACCTCGACCTTCAGCCACGTTCCGGCATGCTTCCATTCACACACCGTCCCCACTGGCGGCAGGCCTTCGCCGGTCCAACTGACCGGCCGCTCCGCAATCACTTCCCAAGACGAACGCCCGATTTCAGGGTACATCCCTGTATCGTCTTTGAAGCGGCCTAGTCCATTTCTACTAGCGAATCGCACGCTGCCCTTAAGTTCGGGTGCTCCATTCCAGTCGGCCGCAGGGCTCAGGGCAAAGTCATAGCCTACCGGCGCCTTGCTCCAGCCGAGCGCTTTCATCTGATTGCTCATAGCGGCGCCCCGTTGGTGATTCGATCTGCAAGGCCGTGCACTACGGCGAAGAACGCTGTGGCCACGCCAGCGCAGAGCCAGAACACGGCTTTCTCTTTGGCGCGTTGATAACTTGATGCCATCACACACCCCCCAGCAGGCCGACATGGGCAATTGATCCGAGACAGGCTGCCGTGAAGGCGAAGAAAGCCCAGCCGGCCAGCTCCTTGAGGACGTAGGCGGTCATGGCTGCTCTCCTTGCAGGGCGGCGTCAATGGCGGCGTCTACGTCTTCGTTGCTGAAGACAGGCGATCCCATTACGACCTGAGATACTGATCCGCCCAGCTCACGCATGAGGAACCGATACCGCTCGGCATCCTTCGCCAGAGCATCCCGCTCAGCGAGAAGGGCTTCGATGCGCGCCTCCATCTTGGCGATGGTCTGGTACGCGAATGCCAGCTTTCCTGTTGGCTTGCTCATGCCGCCTCCTCATCGCTTTCTAGCTGGAACTCACGCACCCGGTCAGTCAGTGCGCTCAGCTGATCAAGCACGTCCTTGTCGGTGGTGAAGGGCATGCCGGAGATGAACACGTAATCGCGGAACACGACGGTTTCAGAGCAGGCCGGATAGACCGTCACGAAGACGCCGTTCGCGCTGCCCTGGTACGTCATAGTCACCTGATACCGCCCGGCCTCGGTTATCTCGAAGCAGAGGTCAAACAGGCTGACCACTGCGCGCTGAATGTCGTGGTTCATGCTGCTCTCCGTTGCTGGCTCACCAGCTCTGCGTGAATGCGGGCCAGCCGGCGCAAGTCGCCGACGGTCATGTATCGCTCTTGCTGGCAGTCGAAGTCCTCGTGGCTGCTAACGGTGATGATTTCACGGTCATCCGTGACCTTGCCGTGCCACTGCGCCGCCTCAAGGGCGAACGGCTCCAGTGCCTCGATTAGCTCGTTCATGCTGAATCCTCGCGGAATGGCACCCACTGCAAAGCCCCCGTCCTGTATCGCAGGACCAGTGGTTACAAGGGGAGGCTTTGCGGTGAGTGCTGGGGTGCAGGAGGGGTGATGCAGTGGCCGGGCATCACTCCGGCGCGCCTTAACAATGCGGTGGCTCCGCAAGAGGACTCCCGGCCTTTCGGCCCGCAAGGAACTCCCTCTGACGACTTTCTCCCCCGGTGCGCCTAGGCTCCGGCATTTCTGCTGTTTGCGTGTCTATGGCTGCCACGCCGCACTGCATCGGTAGATGGTTTTGCTAGATCGGCACGGAATCACCATCACCGGCGCTCTCGTCACTGCAAAACCATCTCCGATACACGCTCCTTACGGGAGCGACTCGTTATCCCTTCCAATTCCTCCCCCACCACTCCCAGACAATCCATACGATCCAGATAGCGGTGAGGAGGAGTAAGCCGTGATAGGGGGTCGTTGCGGCGGGGCTGGCAGCGGCATCCAGTGGGTGATGTTCACGTAGCAGGTGTCACCGTCGAGGTACTGCCACGGCCGCACATCGCGGTTCTTGCGGATGGCGAAGAACGGCCCGTCTGTGGTTTTGCCAACCCTGCACACGATTACTTGTTTGTTGGGAGGCGGCAGCTCCGTCTCAACGCTTATCCATTCGCTCATCTAATCCTCCTATGTGCTGATGGGTGCCCGCTTCAGCCTGTCGCCGCTGTGCAATGGCCCGGCTGGGCGGTTGACCGAGCCTTTCCAACTTCGCGGCTGACCAGCTTCGGGAATTTCTTGGTGCGGATATCGCGCGCCTGTGAATCTGTCAGCAGATCGCAAAGCAGCATGTCCGTGATCGCGAGATTCAGCTTGTCGAGGTTTTCCGCCGCCTTGTCATCCAGCTCCGGAAATTGCTCTTTGAACGGCCGCGCCGCCCAACCTTGTTCGAACGTGTTCATTCCGTGCCCCTCGTCAGTTGAATTCGTTAAGCCACCAACTCCACCTCAT